AGGTATGAAACCTATTTTTAAACAGAAAGATAATCCTTTACCATGGCTTGATTGGGTATTAAATGGCGCATCACATGATAATTTCTTTGAAAAAAGAGTTACCGAATATTCAGTTAATAATATGGAAGGTGATTGGGATTGGAGTGATGAACCAGTATGCCCAACAAATGTTGATAGAATAAATGCGGAAAATAAAGTAGCTATTTAATGCGCTGGGTACTAGAATGTTATGATTGTGAATCAATGTGTGAGGTAACCATAGATTCACAACCAGAATATTGCCCTTGTTGTGGCGGTGAATTGGATCAAGATAATATTCGAAAAATTGAAGAACCATTAGATATCGATTCATTTGATGAGGATTAGACATGAATAAATATTTTCATGTGGACATACAATGACAAATTATATGATACAACACCCGAAGATTACCAAGGGTTTGTTTACATCATCACAGAATGTGATACAGGCAAAAAATATATCGGTAAAAAGAACTTTTGGCGGCCTAAGATTTTACCAAAAAACTCTAAAAGAGCTAGAAGAGTACGAACAAGAGTTGAATCAGACTGGAAAATATACTACGGCTCGAACAAAGAGGTACAGGCATTGGTTGAATCTAAGGGGCAAGAAAACTATAAGAGGGAAATCATCCGACTTTGTAAAACAAAAGGAGAAATGTCTTACTTTGAGGCAAAGGCTCAATTCGATAATGACGTACTTCTTTCCGACGAGTGGTACAACGAATTTATAGGCTGTAAAATTCATTCTAAACATTTAAAGGTATAAATAATATTATGACACTATTAGTATATGAAGTAATTGATAAGGCAACTAAGGCCAGAAAAAAAGAACAAAAAATAGAAATCCTACAAACCAACGAAAGCTGGGCATTAAAGGATATTCTTAGAGGTACTTACGATACAACTGTAAGGTGGAATTTACCAGCAGGGGAACCACCTTATCAACCAAATGATGGTTATAATGCGCCATCAAATCTTTTAAAAAGAAATACAGATTTTAGATATTTTATCCAGGGCGGCGATGGAGATAAGTTACCCGCCTTTAAGAGAGAAAATATCTTTATTGGTTTGATAGAGGCGATCCATCCTCAGGACGCCAAACTTGTTATATCTATGATTAATAAACAAAAACTCGGTGGTGTTACCCGGAATGTAGTTGAGGAGGCCTATCCTGGTTTACTTCTGGATTAATAACCTATCAAATTTAACCCCTAACCATGGCGTACCGTGTCCTACTGTACGTCATATTTTTTGGAGACTATTAATGACTGCAACTCAACTCGACAGATTAAAGCAAGATGTAACCGAACTTGAGAAATACGCCAAGATTTTAATAAAAAAAGGATTAAAGGAAAGGGCAGGTAAAATCTTAGAGAAAAGAGACTTTATTGATAGGAGGATAGCAGCAGCATAAAAAAACACTTTACATTACCCTGCTTTTTTGATATAATATACATATAAATCAGAAAGGCAGGGTTTTTATTATGAATATTTTTGTATTACATGAGGATCCAGAAATTGCTGCACAAATGATGTGCGATAAACATATACCAAAAATGATTGTGGAATCTGCTCAAATGTTATCAACAGCACATCGCATGCTAGATGGCATCAAAACCAAACGGCCATCTAAATCTGGCAAACGTATGGTTCCCTACTATGATTTATCAGATATTGATTATGAGGCTGAACTCGTATACATGAAGGCCGTTCACTTTGGACACCCTTGTACAAAATGGTCTATGGAATCCTCAGATAATTATATGTGGCATTGGGAACATCTAAATGCACTTTGTAAAGAATATACATATAGGTATAGGACAGAAAAAGAACCATATAAGGATTGTAAAGTGGAACGAGAAAGATTATGGCCATTACGTTCGTTGCCTAGAAATATACCTAAAGGTAAACTAACTCCATTTGCTCAGGCAATGAAACATTATCCAGATTGTATGGATCCTGATCCTATTATTGCATACAGAAAATATTACCATGCGGCCAAGTCATTTGCCAAGTGGGAAAAGGGCAGACCAGCCCCAAATTGGTGGAGAGGATATGGCAATGCCTACATACACAGTTAGAAAACAAAATAGTGAAAGTGGTATTGAATGGGATATTCAATGTTCATATAAGGAATTACAAGAAATATGCGATGAATATGGTTTGGAAAAAGTAATTAAACCAGTTGGATTTATTACACAATCCGGAGGAACATTAAGTAGAACATCAACAGATTTTAGAAACAACCTAGAAAGAATCAAGAAAAACCATCCTGGAAGTACAATTAAAACATGAGTAGTTCAAAAGTAAAATATGATGATTTATTGGATTTTAATCCTATTACTGATAATCAAGAAAAGGTATTTAATGCCTGGGACGAAGGTGAAAACCTAATTTTAACTGGTTCAGCTGGAACTGGTAAAACATTTTTAGGAATGTATCTTGGGTTAGAGGCAGTATTGGAACGTGGAGGTTATTACGATAAACTCATAATTATACGATCAGTCGTTTCTGTAAGGGAAGTTGGTTATTTACCAGGCAAATTAGAAGAAAAGACAGAACCTTTTCAAGCGCCATACAAGGCAATATCTGAGGAATTGTTTAGTGATAAGGCAGCATATAATAAATTAGTTAGCAGTCATCAATTACAGTTTGAAACAACTTCGTTTATTAGAGGTAAAACTTTTGATAGATGTATTATTATGGTAGACGAAATGCAAAATTTAAATTTTCATGAACTTGATTCTGTTATGACTAGACTTGGAGAAAATTGTAAAATTATTTTTTGTGGTGATTATAAACAAACAGATTTCCACGGAAATGAAAAAGATGGTGTAATGAAATTCTTAAATATAATGGAACGCATGAAATATTTTACACGTGTTGAATTTGGTTGGGACGATATTGTACGTTCTGGTATTGTAAGGGATTATATAACAACAAAAGAAATGATGGGTATAAATTAATGCTTAAATTATTTACAAAGGCAGTAAGGCATTCAAGTCTTAGCAGAGCAATTATCTATACAATGGGCCATATTATAATTGCCATGTCTATTGTATCTTATTTTACTGATGCTAGTTTTCTTGAGGCCGGCGCAGTAGCATTAGTTGAACCTGCAATAAACGGATTTTGGTATTACATATTGGATAAAATTTATATTACAGTTAGGAAAAAATAATGGAATTTATACATGAAAAAATCGATTTAGGTTATGAAAAACTTGAACGTACCGACAGTGTAGATGGTAGAAGGTATATTACCAAAGATGGTAATGCCTATCCTAGTGTTACTGCTATTACTGGATTAAAAAATCAAGAAAAAATACAAGAATGGCGTAATCGTGTTGGTGCAGAAAAGGCCGATGCCATTTCACTTAAGGCAACTACACGAGGTACACAGGTACATTCAATTATTGAAAAATACCTTAATAACGAAGATACATCGGATTTTTTACCTCATATACAACAATCCTTACAAAATTTAAAACCACTAATTGATCGATATGTAACCAAAGTTTATGGTACAGAGGTTGGTTTATATAGTGATCATTTACAAGTTGCCGGTACGTGTGATGCCGTAGTTGAATGGGCAGGTATACCAACAATTATTGATTGGAAAACGTCTAGACGACCTAAAAAGAAAAAAGATATTGGTAACTATTTTATGCAATTGGCAGCATATGCTGTTATGTGGGAAGAACGTACTGGTATGCCATGTAATGCTACACGTATTGTTATGGACGTAGATGACTTTCACCCTGTAATGTATAAAGAATCTCGTGATGCCCATATCGAAGAGTTTATTAAATGGCGCGATGAATATAACCGTAGATTAACCTTTCATGGATAAAACAGTAATATATTCTGATACCAATCAAGTTTGGTGTATGGGTGAACATATGGATCATCCTAAGGTATATTACACAATACCAGATGGAGGAGAAGCAATTTGTGGTTATTGCGATATAATATTCAGACTAAACCGTGACAAAAATGTCACGGATTCAGAAAAAAATGAAAAAAATGACTAAGTGATTGAGATTATTACATATTTTTTTTAAAAAAAATCAAAAAAACACTTTACATCCTCAGTTTTATGGTATATAATGTTTATATAAAATTAAAAATGAGGAGAAATAAATGACACAATTAAAATTATTTTCAAACAGTTGGGGTTTAAATTCAGGTTATGAAA